TTGTTGATATATCTGTGTCAGCATTTGTAGATAATGATCTATAAATACCTGCTGCTCTGTATGATTGGGCTCCTGCTTTAAAGGATACCGCACCAGCAAAATAGCTTTCTGCACTGCCAGCACCGCGTATATAATTTGCTGTTAAACCCCCATTTGCACTTATATCACCACCAACTGTTAGTTGGTGGGTTGGGTTAGGTTCGTTAATTCCAATAAATCCGTTAGAACCAGTTATAACAAAAAACTTATTAGAACTAAGATCTGAAGCTCTAGATATAATAAATGAACCATCGTCTTGTGAAGTACCTACTGAAAAATATGATGGGTTTCCACTAACGTGGTTAAAATTTACATAGGCTTGGTTAGGAGAAGCATTCTGAGATTTTAGTTGGAATTTAGCATCGCCATTACTTCTCCACTGTAATAAGTTATTTTCAGCATTTAAGTATTGTACATCTTCATTAGAACTACCTAAAGCACTTATAAAGCTAAACCCACCATCACTCCTAATAATATTTTTAGTATTTTCTGTGGAAGATATATGTAAAGCACTTCCTGATATAATACTTGCGCTTATTTCACCAGAAGCAGTTATATTAGTAGTAGTAATACTTGTACCTGATCTGAAATTGTTAAAAATTTCAACTTTATTAACACTATCTTGTGTTACTGTAACGGGAGTATTAACAATATTAGTATCAACGTTAGTATTACCCGTTGGGGTAATAGTAACAGTGTTTTTAGTATCTGTAATTGTTACTTTACTAAACATATTACTCGGATACAGTTGAGGTTGCTGTGGTTACTTCTTTATCTAATGTAACTGTACCTTGGAGTAACCTTGTAACTACTTCATAAGTATCATTAGTAGCTATTTCTAAATCGTAAGAAGCTTTATTAAAGTCTAAAAGTGAAGATGAATAGGCTGAGATAAATACTTTGATTTTTCCTTGTTCACCATCCGTAAAATCTAAACCAGTACCATCAGTTGCTAAAGCATTAGTTAATGTTATATGGGTAACACCTCCTCCGGGTTTATCTTTAATCTGCATTCTACCCGAATAATTATCAACATCTATAGGTTGGTTATCACTGTCCCTATAAACTATTTCAAAGTCAACTGTAGCTCCTTGTTCGATTGTAAAGTTATATTTTCCTGCGGCCATTAGATTGTTTTATTTATACATATTAACTATAGTCCTTTAGCAATTCAAATATTTCATCTAATGCTTCGTGTCTATGGTTTTCTTTAAGTACTGTTTTATTTACAAATTGAGAACCTTGTATTTTTGCTACTTCATGTATAGCTGAATCGTTTTTAAATTTAAGGTCTACCTGTTGACTGTCACCTGTAAAAATCATTGTTGAGTTTTTCCCCAAACGAGATAAACACATTGTTAATTGTTGTTTATCTAAATTTTGAAATTCATCTACAATACACACTGCATTTTCAAATGTTCTACCTCTAAAGTGAGTTAATGAAACTAATTCAATACTTTCATTGCTTTCTAGTTTTTGAAGTATGTCAGGTTTATTATAAACCTTACGCATATTTGATCTAATTGGTACCAACCAAGGTTCTAATTTTTCCTCAAGTGAACCGGGTAAAAACCCATTATCTTCGTTAGACACCGTAGGTCGTGTAATAACAATTTTATTTGTCATACGCTTAAAATACATGTCTAAAGCTACTTGAACTGCTAATAGTGTTTTACCACTACCTGCTTTACCAATAATAAAATTAAAGGGGTGTTGTAAGATTTGTTCTTTAGCTAGTTTTTGTTCTTCAGAGAGTGAAATTGAGAACCTAATATCCCCTTTAGGAGGGGTTTTTTCCATATTTTGCTTAGCCATTGTAAATGGTTTTAAAACGTTTTTCAATTATAAATATAAAAAAGGGCCGCAAATTGCGGCCCTTTCCTATAGTATATTAATCAGCTCGATTAAACTAAGTTCAAATCGTGGCATACAACCTTACCGTAGAAGTCAGGTCTTACCATTTTCTTAGCGTAACGAGTCATGATACCTTTTCTCGGAGTGAACGACACTGGGTCATACACAAGAGGAGTCATAATTAACGGGATGTACGGAGCAAACACAGCACCTGTTTCGAGGAACTGGTTACCTTTGTAACCCATTAAGATTATGTTTTCAGTCAAGTATGGGTTCTTGTAGACAGTGTATCTAGAGTTAATAGCACCAATTTTCTGAACACCCATTGCGTACTTGTTAGAATCACCAGGTGAGTCAGCAGCGAATCCAGGGATTGATTCGAGGATTGTGCTTACCTTTGGAGAAACAACGAGGAAGTTTGCACCACCTCTAAGAGTTTTCTGGTGAATAGTGTTACTAACAGATTGAAGTTTAATACCTAAAGTCTGGAACCAAGACATCTTAGTGTAGTATTGATCACTTACTGAAGTTTGAGTTGCACCAGCATCACTTACTTCTTTACCAACCTCGGCACTCCAGTGATTAGTAGTGTCAACGTTTCTGATAAGCATATCAAGAACTTCAAGGTCAATTTCCATTGAAATGTATTCAGAAAGAATAGACGTTAATTCCGCTTCGGCATCAATGCTGTGGTAAGCATTCAAATCCTGAGCGAATTCTGGTGTCCATTGAGCCTTTAACTTACGAGTTTTCGCAGTTACTGTTTCACTTCTTAACTGAACATTGATTTCTGGGATATCCATAGTGGATACTGAACCATTAGTGGCGAATCCAGAAGAAACACCTGTCTTACCTTCTTCAAAGTCACCTCTATCGTTGAGGTTATCTGGACCTTTCTGGTAAAGAACTTTTAATGGTTCAGCACTTAAACCCGTACCACCTACAGCGGCAGCAGCAGATTGAACAACAAATTCAAGGTTATTACCGTTAACTTTTGTAAATTCGTTAAAGACTTTAGTAATTTTAGAACCACTAAGAGTAAATGCTCTAACACCTTCTAAATCTACATCAGCTAAATCACCGTGTAATATAGTAACTTTAGTTATGTTAGCAGAACCAGTAGAGGCTCCAAATTCAGCATTAAAGTTAATGTCGGCATTAGTAACAGAACCTGTAATGTACTTACCTGTTGCTAATTCTGCGGAAGCAGTAGCTTCAAAGTCTGCTGAAAATTCGTTGATAGAGTAACCGAATCTACCAGCACCATATAAGCCAGAACCTGGTTGACCAGAAACAGGAACATCGTTGGTTTTTAAATCAGAAGCAGCACCATATAAGCTACCACCAGAAGCTTGCATAGTGTTGTTAGAAGAACCAGGTTGAGCAGTTCCATATTGGAAGTCTAGGTAAAAGATAAGGCCTGAAGGTAAGTTCATTGGCTGAACAGACACGAGGTCCTTAGCAACGATTTCACCAAATACTCTTCTTACAAGGGGAAGAGCAACACCTGCCCATGCTTCACTGTTTGCACCGTTAGTAATGCTAGTAGCAGTACCAGTAGATGAAGCTTCATTTACTAGTTGTCTGGCTTGGTTCTCAAGAAGAACAGCCATGTTTGTTTTTTCGCTCTCGTGGCTATCAAGACCCTCTAAGAGACCGGACTTTTCCCACTTGCTAGCCAACTTAGCAGCTTCATTCTGCTGTTGTTGGAGGGGGGATGCGCCCTCTAATAATGTGTTAACATTCATGTTTTCTAATTATTATTTGTTAATGTTTGCGAGTTTTTGGAATCTTGACACTGTCTCGTCAACGGATTCCGCTAAAACCTTTTTAGGAGCAGTTCCGGATGCTTTAGAAGCACGTCCTAAACCTTCTTTAATTGCTCTCTTTTCTACACCTGTAAAGTTAAATGATTCTTGAAGTGTTTCAAATACCAACTTAGCTTCACTAGCTGTAGTAGATTTGTCTAATGCATCTACTACTTTAACCTTTTGGGCTTCAGTGAGTGCATTAGCTCTGAATAGTTTGTTACAGTAGAGGAGTTTGCTGTTGAGGAGATTCATTTCAGAAATAGTTTCTTTAAGAGAAGAAACAGTAGCTAAAGCTTCTTTAAGCTTTTTATCAGCTTCTTCCTTATCGGCTTCAGCCTTTTTTCTACGTTTTCTTTCTTCTAAAGCTTCTTCATCGTCTTTTTTCTTACCTTCTTCAAGGTCAGCTTCGATTTCAGCAATTAAAGCATCGATATCTACACTTTCACCCATAGTATTAGGACCACTTGCGGTTCCACTGCCTCTTCTTGCTTTACTTGCAATTGAACCCATATCTTGAAGAACTGACATAGTTGCAGCAATTTTTGGGTGAGCTTTTCTCCACTCAGGATCTTTCATCTTCATTTCTAAGTAGGTCATACCTCCTGCAGCAGCAAATAAACCAGCTACACCTGCTAAAACACTGGCAACTGCGACTTCATTAATCTCAGTGTCGTTTTCAGCAAGAGCTTTTTCTAATTTTTCAATTGCAGCTGCTCTTTTAGGATCTTCTTCAGCTTCATCAACTTTGTCATCTTCTTCATAAGCTTCGTCTACTTTGTCATCTTCTTCATAAGATCCCATTTCTTCAAGCTCAGCCATAAGTTCATCAAGGTTGATTTCTTCATCGATATCTTCTTCAATAGAATCATCGACCTCCTTTACTTTGTCGTCCTCTTCGTAATCGTACCCTTCGTCGGTAGCTTCCGCTTCCTCTTCAATGTACTCTTCTTCGAGTTCAACATCTTCTTCTAGCTCTTCTGCTAATCTAGCAGAAAGCATGTTTTTGATTTTAGAGTCGAACGCCTCTTCTAACGCCATTTTAGCGTTTTGCAAAGCGACTTCTCTAACAGCTTTCGCATCAGCGATTGCTTCTTTTAATAATTCAGCCATTTTTACATAATTTTTTTAGGCCTCCAGTAAATAAAATACGGGAAATAGAGATTTTAGTATCTCTAATAGGGATTTGTTTTTAAAATCCAGGGACGTCATTTTAATATGACGTATGCTTTTTCTGGAAATAAATATGAAAAAAATTTGGAAACCAAAAAAGTTTATCGTATCTTGGAAAAAAATACTTATTATGGTTTTATTAATTGCTTATTACTTACTAGTGGGAACAATTCAATCAGTAGGAGTCGAATATTTTATACGTAATCTTGTTAACCAAGAGGTTACAGGTAAAGAACGTATATTACTAATTGGGTTATGGCCTATTGTAACAGTTGTATTTGTTTTTAATTTCCTTAAAGGATTTTTTAATAATTAATTAACACTTACACATACCTGTGTTATCACAAATGATATCACGGATAATATTATGTACTTTAGTGTAATCAACTGTTGGGTGCTCTATACCTTCTTTTAACTGCTGTGGGGTTAATGTAGCACCAGGGGTAGATGGAGTGGATACTAGATCGAAGCATAATAAATCAAAATCTTCCTGTACCATTAAAACGCCATCTGAATTTTCTTGGACTGAACCCATTCCACGAGACGAGATACCAACTGGTACTCCTGCTTGGAATAATGATTTAGCTATATTACCTGCTGGAGTAGGGAGGATTTCGATCTGACCATGTACGTCATTTCCATTCCACCAGCACTTATTGATTTTATGAGATACGTTATTTAAATTAATAACGGATGAATCTGGATGGTCTAATTCGCCTAATGCATTATTTTGTTTGATAGGACCATCAATATATTTATCCATTTCTCTTTCGAGGATTTGTCTTTCATAGATACGACCATTATGGTTTTTAACACCTGCTCTTTGGATAATACCTTCTACAATAAGTGGTCCACCTGATTTAATTGATGATTCAATTAATAAACGATCAACTTTTAATGGGATAGTATCTACGATTAAGTTATTCATCTTCCTTGTCCTCTATATGATTTTTTATAGTTTTTTGAATTTTTATGGTTACTGTGCTTAGTTTTAGCATGTACTCCTGGACGAGATGTTTTGTACCCGTCGTTATTGAATTCGAATGCGCTGATTTTTCTTGCCATAACTTATTATTTTACTGGGATATATCCGAGGCGCTTAGATTGTTCAAGGCCTCTATTTTTTGACTTTTTACCTTTTCCCCTAAATGCCATAGGAGTAGCATAAGCTTCACTGTTACCTGTAGTGATAGAAGCACTAGTACCAGTAACAGAAGCTTCTTCAAGCTCTGTTTTGATCAATTCACGAATAATAGATCTAAGTTCTTCCGAAGTCATTTTTGTACAGATTTTAATTCGTTAACTAACGAGTAATAATTTAATAAATTAATTATATTATCATCATGTACAGATGACTTTTTACAAAGGGGTTTAATCATATTTTTAACCTCTGTAAGTTTTATTTTGGTGACTTGGTCAGCCCCTTCAGAAAGAGTTTCTATATCTGACTTAACCTGCTCAATTTCTTTATTTAAGAAAGCTTTAAGTTTAGGACTATTAGAAACATTATAAACATATTCTTTAAGAAGGGTTCTTTGATTAGTTGCTAAGCTTGAATATTTTTCATTAAACTTTTCCATTAACATTTTATATGTTAGTGCTCTGGTTTCTTTATCAAACTTTTCATACTCTTCCATAACAATTTCCTTTTTAGGTTTGTTTGGAAGACCTTTATCTGTAATGTGTTCTAAAATAGCAACTTTAGAATTTACTACAGACATAGGGTTAGCGCTTTTATTCTCTAATAAGTTATAAACGCTAGCATATATTTTATAATTAGGAATCTTAGCTTTAAAAAAGTCTTCTATATTGTATGTATCCTTTATTTCTTTAACAAGATTATATCTTTCTCTTCTAAGTACAGATTTGTTTAATTTTGAATGTGCATTTACTAATGTTTCTATTAAAACATTAGCATTTACTTCTTTTGTAAACTTTTTATTTAAAAGAGCATGGTAAATTTGGTACTCTTTTAAAAGTGTAGAGTTATTACCAAAAAATTTTCTTAAGATACCTACAGCCTTTGGTGGGGTATTTGAAATAGTCTCAGACGTAATTTGTCTGGTTAAAAGTTCAAATAATATCCCAGTATTTTTGTACTTGGAGTGCTTAGGTTTCATGCAATAAATATATTTATTCCTATATAAATATGTAGGGGGTTCTGAGACTTATTCTTTTATAATATTTTCTTCATCTAGTAAAGACTTTTTACTGTCTTCAGTAAGTACTTGTTTACCTTTTAATCTAGTTAAAGATAATCTTTTAAGCATTCTAGAATTTTCTTCAAGAGCAAACGTAGAGACATTATTATTTCTATTAGGGGTATCATCTGCTGTTAAACCAGCTTTACCTAAAGGATCTCTACCCATATTAGCTTGATCAGTGTCATAACGACTTAATTTAATAGCAGGTCTTCCAGGTTTTTCTTCATCGTAACCGTCAGGAATATCTTTAATAGTTTTGTCTCTTTTAGTAGAGTATAAATTAGCTAAATCGTGAGGGGTACCATATGATTCACCAGATTCTATAGGGTCATTACCCTCGTTTTCTATTTGGTTAAGTCTAAATATATGTGCCGCATCATCTAAAGCTCTATTACGTTCATATTCTATTTCTTTATCTGAAAGATTAAATATATTTTTATAAACAAAATCAGTAGATAGTATTTTTTTATCTGTAATAGAATTAGCTAGTGCTACTTTATCAGTATATAATTGGGTTTTTTCTTGTTCAAATACAATTGAGGGGCCCGTTAGTTCTAATTCAAAATCTACTAAGTCTGAATCAGTAAATCCTTGGGTATATAAGTGAACAAGAGCTATTTTATGTAATTCTGATACTATAGTTCTTTGTAAACGTTCAATTGTGCGAGCAAAACGAATATCCATAGCAGCCAACGTTGATTTGCCTTCAAGATTTTCATCGTATCCTAAAAACGCTTTAGGAATCTTAAGGGCAGCTAACATTCGATTTTTTAAATATTCAATATCAGTTGTACCATCATAATCAAGACCTTTTGTAGTTTCAATCTTAGTTGATGAATCATTACCTCTAACTGGGATATAAAAATCCTCAGTCATGTTTTGAATATTGAATTTCAAGTTGTAGTCACCAGTGGTTTGATCCACGTATGGGGTCTTTTTCATCTGGTTAACAGTTTTTTGCATGAACGAATCAATTTCGTTTGGTGGAATACCACCTACATTCATATAAAAAATTCTTTTTTCTGGTGCACGCATAATTCTGTGAATAAGCATCGCATCTTCCATCAGAATTAACTGCTTAAATACTTTACGAGCTGGCTCAAGATATGAGCGGCCATATGGGAGGTAATTAGCGTCTGATAATAATCTAAAATGAGCAACCTCATAATTTTCGAGTTTCATTTGGTCGCTTCTTCTAGCGCTATAAGTGTTAGATTGTGATAAACCGTTAGGATCTAATATAAACTGTACGTAGCTAGGGTTTTCAGGGTCCATTCCTTCTTCTCTTACTACTTGGTATACTGAAAGTGGTAAAACATTGTATATTCCAAACTTTTCAGATATTTGTAAGTGAAGATAAAAGTCACCATATTTACACATCTGACGAACCCAAGAAGGTAAATTAAATTCTATATTAAGAACATCATAAAATAAGTTATGTAATACACGCTTAACATTTTCGTTTGATGACTTAATTGTCAATACATCACCATATTCATTTTTAAGAGTTGCTTCTTCTGAAATAATATCAAGTGCAGGAGCAATTAACGAATCATAATCCATTGCCTCATAATCGCTGTAAAGCTGAAGGCGCATAGATGAATAGTTAAGTGTTGGATTGTACTGTAGGGATGAACCTACAGGTCTATGTAATCTTGTAAATCTATCGTAGAGTGAGTTGGATTCTAAGTTACCGTATTTTTGAATACGGTCAACATCCATTACTTTTAATTGTTTCCCTCCTACGTTTCTTATAATAACATCATTGGAAAATA